TGGTCCAAATATGCTTAGGCTAGATGACTTTGAACAAGTTATAGCAGATATAGTAACATACAGTTACCATCCAAATGAAAGACCTATTAAATGAAAACAGCAATCTTAATACCAGCTAGGCTTGCAAGTACACGCCTTCCAAAAAAACCATTAGTAAGACTTAATGGTACAACCTTAGTTCGTAGAGTATACGAAGCGTCTTGTATGAAAATGGATTATGATGTATTTGTATTATCAGATAGTCGTAAAGTTACTGATCTATTTTATCACGAAAGTGTATACTTAGATGATACAGAATATGCAAACGGTACCGAGCGTTGTGCAGGAGCAATTAAAGATCCAATGTTTGACAAGTATGATCAATTCATTAACGTCCAAGGCGATATGCCTGATGTAACAAAACAAATGATCGAACGTTGTATTAAATGGTTGCAGTACTATCCTGTCAGCACTGTGTTTACTACTATGCCTGAAGAAGAACAAAATAATCCTAACTCAGTTAAAATGATACGTGCAGGCGATCAAGCGTTATGGTTTGGCCGAGGCATAACAGGATACGGCGAATGGCACTTAGGTGTTTACGGGTACAAGCGTAATGCATTAGAAATGTATAGTGGACTAGAAGTAACACAAGAAGAACAAGTTGAAAACTTAGAACAATTACGTTGGTTAAAAAATGGTTGGCAAATCGGCTGTTCTAGTGTACAATATAATGGAGTAGAGATAAACACACCTGAGGATGTAACAAAATGGCAGCAGAAAAACTGGCGATAAAAGAAATCCTTAGTTGGATTGACAATGGCGAAAGTGCAATATGGGATCAGTTAGAAGATGAACATAAAAAGCAAATTAGCTTTTGGCTATTGAATAGATACGTAGCAGGTATTAACGGTAGTCGTGAAAAACAAGAACTTGCTGTGTTTAAAACTAACGAATACTACAATAAACATTTTAATGATATCGGTGTTGGTAAAGATTCAGGACATCAAAAACTAATGTGGCAACTGTTGTGTATGAGTGGCAACACAGGCAAGAATGAATTCCATCCTTGGATTGGTTTTAAGAAACGTGACGGTAGCACAGGCAAGGCAATGCAACTATTAGAAAAACTATATCCAAACATGAAAACAGACGAGGTTGAATTACTTGCTAGAATATCTACAAAAAAAGAACTCAAAGCACTTGCAGAGGAACATGAAATTGCAATCAAACTCTAAGCCGTATGTATGTGAATACTGTGGTAGTGGATTTGTAAGAGAAAAAACTCTTATGGTGCATGTCTGCGAAAAGAAGCGTAGAGCATTGCAAAAAGATGAGCGTAGAGTACGCTTAGGATTCTATGCATTTAATCAGTTCTATAAACTAAGTGCAGGTTCAAAGAAAGATAAAACATATGAAGAGTTTTGCAAAAGTAGTTATTATAATGCATTTGTAAAATTTGGTAGTTTCGTATCTAATGTAAAGCCGTTGTATCCTGAGAAGTATATTAACTATGTTGTAACTAGTGGAGTTAAACTTGATCACTGGTGCAGAGAAGAAATGTATGAAACATATGCAACTGAGCTAATTAAAAAAGAAGGTGTTGAAACAGCACTAGAACGCTCGATCAATACTATGGTTGACTGGGCAAGTGAAAACAATAGCATATGGAATCATTATTTTTTATATGCTTCACCTAACAGAGCAGTATGGCATATTAAGGATGGAAAGATTAGTCCTTGGCTTATGTTAAACTGTAAAAGCGGAAAAGAAATGTTAGGTAATTTTAACGACGAACAACTAGGCATGATTTACAATATTGTAGATCCAAAGCATTGGGGCGTTCGTTTTAAACGACAAACATCAGACGTCCAGTTAGTAAAGGACGTTGTAAAGGAAAGTAAACTATGAAACTATTAAAATATCCAGACGAGTTTTTAAGTAAGCAAGTCAAAGCAGTTGATTTAGATAATCCTGGTTTTGATCCTGTAGAACTTAAAAAAGAAATGACAGAACTTATGCTTGCTAGTAACGGAATTGGACTTAGTGCTAATCAAGTTGGACTAGATGCACAAGTGTTTGTTATGGGAGACAGCGTAGAAAATAGTACAATATGTATTAATCCTACAGTACTACAATACACAGAAGAAACTGTAGACGACATTGAAGGCTGTTTAAGTTTTCCTAATATCTATGTTAAAATTAAACGTCCTAAAGAAATACTTGCAGAATGGTATAATGAGAAACTAGAAAAACAAACTGTAAAGATTGAAGGTTATAGTGCCAAGTGTTATCTACATGAACTAGATCATTTACTGGGCATTACGTTTAAGGATCGTGCAAGTAAACTTAAATGGAACATGGCAGAAAAGAAAGCAAGAAAGTTAGCTAAGAGTCATGCGTAAATTAACTGATGGTAGTGAAGTTAACGAACTTACACAAGCCGTTACACTTAGCGTTTATACTAAGTGTCCGCAAAAATGGAAACTGATAGATATGGAAACTGGCGAAGAATATATTGGCAACGTACCAAATCAAGAAGACAAAAATTCGTGGGTAAAAAAAGATGCCTGATATTGATATAGACTTTGCTGATAGAGATGTTATATTATCGCAACTAGAACATCGTGTGGCAAAACTAAATACAGGTAAGAAGCATAATACCGGAGTCTACGCAACAGAGGTTCCGCACAATCCTATAGACAACTTGGCCACAGTTGAACATAAGGCAGCAGACGAACGTGGCTACTTTAAACTAGACTTCCTTAACGTAAGCATATATAAAGATGTTAAGGATGAAACGCATCTAACAGAATTAATGGAAAGGAAACCAATATGGCAACTTTTGGAACACGAGGACTTCAGCGAAAAGGTCTTTCATCTAAACGGCCACAGCCAGCTATTAAAAGTCTTGAAGCCCAGCTCGGTATTAGAGTTAGCAGCGACAGTAGCGATAATACGTCCAGCGAAAAGACATCTAGCAAACAAGACCTGGAAAGAGATACACGAACAAGTTTGGGTAAAACCGACTGACGGCGAATACTATTTTAAGAAAGCTCACGCAGTAGCATACGCACATGCTATTGTTGTTCACATGAACTTATTGTGCGAACAATTAGATAGTGAAAGTAAATAATGGAACACTTCTTTCGTACATTTCAAGTAAGTGATCAAGTTTGTAATGACTTAATACAATACCATAAAGACAATAAAGAATATAAAACATCTGGAACATTTGGTGACAATACCCAAGTAGATCATTCTATTAAAGAATCTACTGATGTTACATTTTATAATAACAGTTCTTCATCAGCAGTTAAAAACTACTTTGCAGAATTACAACAAGGCTACAATGCTTATGCACAAGCGTTTAATATTCAAAGCCTTCAATTAACTACAGAACAAGCTCATAACATACAGTACTATCCACCTAATGGCGGATTTAAGCAATGGCATTGGGAAAGAGCAAGTCATGGCTCAGCTAATAGACAATTAGTTTATATGACCTACTTAAATGATGTAACAGATGGTGGCGGCACTGAATGGCTGTACCAAGATTATAAACTCGAAGCAAAGAAAGGCTTGAGTGTAATTTGGCCAGCAGACTTTACTCATACTCATAGAGGTATTGTGTCAGCTACACAAGAGAAATGGATTGTTACTGGTTGGTTTAATTACTTTAGTTCTTAGGTTTACGAACTAACTGTACACTTTTTCTTTTAATACGTTTCACTGCTAAGTTACTAATATTAACGCACGGACCAATAGATATCTTTACGTCCTTTGAATTCATTGTCATTATAGCATATCTAAAAGGTTCTATTTCTCCTCTTAAAAATATGTTAATAGGTATTAGCCTATTAGACTCCCACCACCAAACATCGCCTAGTGCTAAAAAGGCTTTCTGCTCTTTTTCTGATCGTATATCAGTATAAATGTACATGCTTGTAACTGTTGCATCCTGATTTATTATGATACCGATATACTCGATCCCACCATATGTTACTACGCTAAGGAATGGAAAATTTTCTTGTATGTCTTTTGTTAGCATGTGTTTCCGATAAATATTAGTATGCAATTGTTACCAAGATATTTAGCCAAGCAAACAACCCTACTCATAGCAAATGTGAGCGGATCCACAACGGAGTAC